CTTCCAGGCTCGAAGAACTCCTGCTCAAGGTCACCCAGCTTCTGACGCTTAACCGGGCCAGTGGTCCCACTCTCTGGGCTGCCACCGATGATCGAGTTCGGGTTGTCATGCAGCTGCAGCGCCAGCTGGCAGGTCGCCGTCTCGATTGGCAAGGGCATCAACGAACAGGTTGCCGCGATGCCCTGGCATGAGGTCTCATCCCGTGGCCACTGCAAGGCCTGCTCCAGATCGTCGTCGTCAGAGCTCGGGCTGCACTTGTCCCCGTTCCACTTAAGAGCGTTCAGGGCAGAAGTAGCCGCCATCAGGGCCGTCTGCTTCTGGGCATCAGTCAACGCGTCCCAGGCCTCAGCCTTGAACGTGTCGTCCATGATCTCGTCCGATCGCGCTACCGAGACGTAGGAGGTGGCTTCGGAGCCTCCAAGAGTCGCGTCAAAGGCCATCTCAGACGAGTTCGGTGTGGGTAATGACCCAGCCTTCCTGAGTTAATTCTAGGCGGCGCTGCCTGGCCAAATCCCGCTCCACGTCTACCAACCAGAAGACACCATTGCGATAGCAATGCAGGCGAGCAAGTCCGACCACGTCCGAGGCTTCGGGGTGCCTCATAACGCTAGGCAGGCATAAAAAAAAGGGGCCCAGCTGGACCCCCCGGCGCTCCTCCCAATACAGGGTAGGAATTAGACCACAACGCCACCGAAGGGGCTGTTGACGGTCAGCTCCACCAGAGGAACCAGGCGAGGCTCCTCGTAAGCAAGGACCCAGTTGGTGTCGTCTGCCAGCTGTGCGTTGGTGGGGTTGTCGAAGTTGGCGTTCCAGCTGGTGCCCAGGATGTGCATGCAGTTGTTGTAGGTCACCGCGAAGGTGTCCTGCAGGCTCAGGATGTTCCTTTCCGTCTCGATGAGAAGGGGGAACTGAGAGCCGGTACGCACAACGCCGCTACCGAAGAGATAGCAGACGAACTGCTGGTCCTCACCAGAGGCGCCACGCACGGGCAGCTGCTCATCCACAACAACACGAAGCCCAGCGAACTGGCCGATCTGAGTGTTGCTGATGCCGATGCCACCGCCACCAAGGACGAGGGTCTCGCCAGCACCTGCAGCGTTAGCGCTGAAGGTCAACATGCCGGTCACTTCCAGACCTGCAGCCACGGTCGGGTGGACAGCAATGGTGGTCACACTGGCTGCACGCTCACCGAGGAGGTACTTGGCCTGGGTGACAGTGTTGGCGCTCAGGAAGTTGGCGTCGCCAGAGCCGGTAGTGGCCGAGACGTCCAAGGCGTTGGTCGCAGCCAAAGGACCACCAGGGCCGACGAGACCAGTCAGCTGAGAAACCAGCTTGCCGGTCATCTTGCGGTTCATATCCGTGGCCAACTGGCTGCGGATATTGGCGAGGGCGTCCTCACCGGTTTGAACCTGGCTGAGGTCATCTGCAGCGAAGGCCGCACCCCTCGTGGTGATGGTTGCAAACTGGCTAGCTGCGGTGGTCTGCTGGGTGGTGTAGAAACCGGCGCCGTTGGTGCCCCAAGTCGCGTTCGACTGGACTTGCTCTTCTGTGTAGTCCAGAGGAGCAAAGAAGGGCAGCTCAACCCGGACGCCGGTGATGTTGTTCAGCCGGGAGTCCAGCTGCATGATCCCGGAACGCACAAAGGCGCTCCGCTGGAAGATTTCTTCGGTCAGATACCGCGCAAAAGGGGCCGAAGTGGCCAGGCGGGTAACTGAACCAATGTCTCCTGTGAAGACGCTCTGGTTAGGAGCGGTCCCCATGTTGCCTTGAAAGACACCCATTGTTCTGTAGTGGGGTTAGTGAATCAGTTGCGCCCCACTGGGGCTATGCAGCCTGTGCCTTCATACGGGCAGCCATCTGCGGGTCTTCGGTCTCGAGACGAATGATCTCGGCAAAGTTCCCGGTGACGTAGGGGTTGTCCCCACCACCTGTAGAAGGACTGGAAGCCATCGAACCCATTCCGCGAGCACCAGAGCCGGCAAACATGTAGGCGTATTGGCTGTCGGGACTCTTCAAGTTGCCCAAGAAGGAACCAAGATCGGTTTCGACGCCCCCATCGAGCGCGACCACAGATCCGTCCTTGAGACGAAGCTTGTCCTTAAGCAATGCATACATGTGCTCGGATTGCTGGACGCCTGCCTGCTGGAAAGCAGAGACAGCGCGTGCCTGAATCGTCTGCTGTTGGTACGCAACCTCCTTGTCCTCAAGCTGCTTGCGGAGACCTGAAATCTCCTCTTGCAGTTGGGCGTTGGTGGCTGTTGCGTCCTTCCAGAGCTGTTGAAATTCGCCAGCCTCTTGGAGTTTGGCTTGCTTCTGTTTAGAGCTCTGGTTCTTCAGCTCAGCGATCTGAGCCTGCATGTCGTCGAAGGTAGCTTTGACCTTCTGCTTCTCTCCAATTAGCTCTTGGTTTTTAGCCTTGAGCAATTCGAGTTCAGCTGAAAGATCACGCTGTGGCGGCACGGCCGCTTGAGCTTCACCCACAGGGTTGGTCTCGATGTTGTCAGACATGCAAAGAAGGGGTTAATGGCCCACAGGGCTATGCAAATGCTACCCATACCGAGGCGTAGCGGGGTCAACTCTTCTCTAGGGGATAGCGCCCTTGGGGATGGATCTCAGCTCTTCCGAGCATTGCTTCTGCACCGAGTCACTCAGCGTCACCCGCTGAGGTCCGTAGACATCGAGGAGCATCGCGCAGACATCGCTGAGGGCACAGTTGTTCTGCCGGAAGATATGCCCAAATGCCCCATAGAGGACACCATCGCGCTGCCGCTTCCAGTCCATGACCGCGTCTGGGTTGCCGCTCACCTTGACCTCGCGCCCTGAATGGGAAAAGGAAAGATCGCCTAGCGGAGCCTGAACCTGGATCGTCGCCATATCTAATACCTTTTACTCAGGCCGACGATCATCCGGAACAGGTCGGGATGACGACGGAAGAGCGTGCCCATGGTGCGCGAGTCTGTGAAGTGCTCAACGGCGACAGTCCACACCTCGGTGACATTTTCGCCGTAGTCCTTGCCCATGTAGGCATTGATGAAGTCATCCTTCCAGGCAACCTCTTGGTCCCCATAGCTTGAGCCTGTGAGGTCTGAAAGCTTGAAGAGCGGCTTCCCGTTACGGATCGCCACCTCCTTCCCCTTGAGCTTGTCCGACAGCTTGGGGTCGTCGAGTCCATATGACTTGGAGAGGATCCACTCTCTGGCCTCCTTGCCCATCGAGGGACGCTGTCTCTCCACGGTGTGCATGAGTTCGTGGAACAGGTTCTCCTTGCTGCCGATACGGACAGCGACCTTGCCATTGGCCTGGTTGTAACCGCGTCCCATCAGATCAGGCTCGATCTGGCGGACCCAGTACGAATCCCCAGTCGCAGTAAAGCCCTGGCCGTTGAACATCTGGATGAACTCCTTGACGTCCTTCTTGGTGTCGTTGACCAGCTTCTTCTTGGTACCCCAGCCGGCGAAGTTGATCCCGTCGAGGTACTCCTTCTGGATGTTTTCTGGGAGGTTGGTCTTGAGCATCTCTTTCCTGACCTTCTCCATCGCCTTAGTGACCTTGGCCGCAGCACGTTCCTGGATTGCGTTGGTCTTCATGTAGGCCTTCCGCGCTGCTTCTCGTTCTTCTGGCGTTTTGGCGTCAATCATCGCCTGGGTGCGGCGCTTGATCACTGCATCGAACTTCCGCTCAATGCTGGAGAAGCTGTTCAGTTCAGGAGCTACACGGCTCAAGACGTCCTTCCCTTCTTGCTGGAGTGACTTAGGGCCCTTGGGGGCAGGTGTGGCGGCAGGCTTAGGGGATGCCTTAGGCGCTGGCTTTGCCTTGGCCTGCTTAGGGGTAGGGGTTTTAGAAAGTGAGGGTAGCCTATCGAGCTTCTTAAATCCGCCTGTGCTGGTATCGACCAAGGCGTTCAAGGCTCGCTGGGGGTCCTTGTAGCGAGCGTTCAGCGCATCAAACCGCTCAGCCCTGACACGACCTGCGTTCCCGCCTCCGAAGAACGTCTGCTTGGTCGTGCTGTTTGCCTTGGCGATGAAGTCGGCATAGGTGGCGGCCTTCCCATTGACCGGCTGGACGTCCACGGCCTTCCGGTAGAACTTCTCGCCTTTGACCTTGACCTGTGTCTTGTAGGCGCGAGCCCCGCTCTGCTCTTCCTTGTAGACCTGCTGAGCTGGACGCTGCCTGACTGCTTGGTCCTCCCAGTACGGAAGGATCTGACAACGACAGTTCGGGTGGGCAGGTGGCTGACGGGGGAAGTCCCGCCGCTTGTCTCTGACCTGACCATCCTCTGGGGCACAGATCGGGCAGGTCTTGCTATCGAGGGCGGCTACCCATTCCCACTTGTCGATCAGGTGCTCGTTCGCACTCCAGACGTCGTTGTTGGTGGTGTTGTTGAACGTCTGGATGCTCGTGCGGGCGATGGTGGACGCCTCTGAGCGGGTGATCTTGGCCGCCATCGTCTGCAGGTCACTTGCGATCTGCTGCGTGGTCTGGTTCTGGAAGATCCCTTGCTGGACGATCTTGTTGATCCGCTCCGCGTTCTTGACCATGAACGGGCTGGGGCCCTTGGCAGTGGAGAACAGGTCCACCAGCTTGGTGTTCACGAACTCGGTGTTCGCTGCCATGCGGGTCGCCACGCTAGAC